AAACCCCATATATAGGAGAATATTATGAGAATTTATATCCCTACAAGAGGACGAGCAGATAATCAAGTTACTCTGTCCTTCTTCCCTGAGGATTTGCGTAAAGAAGTTACGTTGGTTGTTGATCACGACGAAGCTGATCAGTATGTTAAATATGATTGTAAAATTATGGTTTGTCCAGAAACAGTTCACGACATAGCTACTAAACGTCAATACATTCATGAGCATACTGACGACAATAAAATTGTTATGTTAGATGATGACTTACGTTTTTATATAAGAAAGGCTACTAATGATTGGCATTTAAGATATTTAGAAGCTGAAGAATACCCTGCCTTATTTGGTTTATTAGATAAGTGGCTTGACGACTATGCCCACTGTGGTATAAGTGCTAGGGAAGGTAACAACCGTGTAGAACATTTATCAGTAGAAAGCACAAGGTACATGCGTGTCTTAGCTTATAACTTAGATTTTTTTGATGGTATAGAACTAGGTAGAGTAAAGGTCATGGAAGACTTTGACGTAAACCTACAGCTATTAAAGAAAGGACTACCGAGCAAAATAAGTTATTACTATGCTCAAGGTCAAGGTAGCAGTAATGCTGCTGGAGGCTGTAGTGAGTGGCGTACTTTAGAAGTACAATCACAAGGAGCTGAGCGTCTAAAAGAACTACACCCTGAAGTTGTTGAAGTTGTCGAAAAAGAAACTAAAACAGCGTGGGGTGGTGGTACACGTAAAGACGTGAAAGTACAATGGAAAAGAGCGTTAAAACTAGGAGCACAAAATGGCGAATTATTCTGATATTTTAAAAGGGTATCAATCTGAACTTAAAGGTAAGCGTGATGCTGTAACGGTTAATCTAAGTGTATTACTTGATAACCCTACCAGCATACCAGAACACGTAGATATCATAGTAGAGGTAGACAAGCTAATAGAACAATTAGCTAACATACAAGAAAAAATAGAAATGGTAGACTTTGTTTTAAAATTTAAGGACAGTCAATGAAAGTTATAAATTGTAGAAACGTAAACGACGGCTTTATTAAAGGCATGGACTTACTCGGTCAACATCGAGGTAATCTAAGATTTAGTAGAGCAGGAGAAGTTATAGAAGTACCAGAGCCTGTGGCTACTGTATATCAGAACTCAAGGGAAAGAGTTTTATTTGAAGATGTACGTAAAGCTAATCCATTCTTTCATTTAATGGAAAGTTTATGGATGTTAGGTGGAGCTAACGACCTTGAGTATGTAAAGGTCTATAATAAACGTATGGAGGAATACAGCGATGACGGTATTACTCTTCAAGGTGCGTATGGTTATAGATGGAGAGAGCACTTTGGTGGTGACCAGTTAGTTGTAATTATAAAAAGATTACGTCACGACCCATATGATAGGAGATCTGTATTACAGATGTGGGATCCTAGAGTAGACTTTGATATAAAGAGTAAAGATGTACCTTGTAACACAGTTATCTATTTTAAAGTTAGAGACAATAAATTAGACATGACAGTTAGTTGTAGGTCTAACGATTGTATCTGGGGTACTTTCGGTGCTAATGTAGTTCATATGTCTATTCTACAAGAATACATGGCTTACGGTATAGGCGTAGGTATAGGAACATACACTCAAGTTAGCGACAGCTTCCATGCTTACGAGGAGGTGTTTAACCCTATGTATGAAGAATTAGAAAGTCAAGATGCTTTTGACTTCTTTAGTCAAATGAGTTTAAGAAACCCTTATGACAATAAAGCTATTAACCCATTTCCTTTAATTAATACAAGTATAGATTTATGGGAACAAGATTTAACATGGTTCTTTAACCGTGCACCAATGCAAGACGTAGATTTTGTAGATCCTTTCTTTAGTGAAGTGGCTGTACCTCTACAAGATGCTTGGTATTTATATAAGAATGGAGAGTACGATGAGGCGTTAATCGAAGTTCAAGCATGTGCTGCATCAGATTGGGCAACTGCTGGCTACGATTGGCTAAATAGAGCTATAACTAATAAGGAAAATAAATGAGTAATATACCACAGTGGTCGTATAGCCGACTAAAAACGTTTGAAGATTGCCCTAAAAAAGCAGAGTATGCCTATGTACAGCGTATTAAAGAGCCAGGAAATAAAGCGATGGACAGGGGTAAAGATATTCATAAGCTATGTGAAGAATATATTCGTGGTCGGTTTGATGACGATATACCGAAAGAGTTAGCAGACTTTCAAGAAGCTTTTGAGCTACTAAAAGACCTACATTTAAAAGGTCATGTACTTTGTGAGGGCGACTGGGCGTTTACTACAGACTGGGAGCCTACAGGTTGGTTTGACCATGACACATGGGGTAGAGCTAAAGTAGATGCTTTTGTCCACATAGAAGGTGAAGATAACGCTAGAGTCATTGACTTTAAAACAGGTAGGTATGACGGTAACCAAGAAGGGCATAGAGAACAGTGTGAGTTATATGCTTCTATTGTGTTTAATAGACTACCAGAGCTTAAAACTATTACCACAGAATTATGGTATCTTGACCATGGTAAGCTAGACCGTTATCAGTATGATAAAGAAACAGTTGAGGCTAAGAAGCAGAGACTTAATGATAGAGCAGTTTTTATGACTACCACTACAGAGTTTCCTGCTAAGCCAAGTGAACGTAAATGTAAGTGGTGTTATTTTGGTAAACAGAATATATGCCCCAGCAGATTAACTTAAGGAGAAAAATATGCCTGCAGATTTTGATAAAATAGAAAAGTTAGCTCAACGTGACGTAGCTCAGCTACAGCATGCTGAAAAAAGTTATGGCGACAGTTGGCGTAAACGTGGTGGAGTAGGTGCTTTTATGATGTTAGCACGTAAGTTTGACCGTATAGAAAATCAGTCTATGAAGTGCCACTGGGATGTGGTCGGTGCTATACTTGATGACCCTAGCTCTACTGGTATACTAGATGACATACGTGATTTACGTTGTTATTTATTTTTAGTTGAGGAGTTTGCTACTCGTTTGTTAGAAGAGGCTGAAGCTAAGAAGACTAATGCAGACTAGTATGTTTGTAACAGAGACCGACTGGGTACCACCTAGCTCTCTGCCTAACCTTTCTAACTATAAAGAAATAGCTATAGACCTTGAGACCTATGACCCATTGCTCATGTCTCATGGACCGTCTTGGGCATTCCCTGACACAGGTTATGTAACTGGTATAGCTGTAGCTACTAAAGACTTTCAAATCTATTTACCTATACAACACTTAGGTGGTGGTAATTTAGACAAGCGAGTTGTTGTAAACTGGATGAATAAAGAGTTTAGTCATAACAATGATAAAATCTTTCATAACTCTTTATATGATCTAGGTTGGCTAAGAAGGTTAGGAGTAGAAGTTAAAGGTAAGATACATGACACCATGTTTGCTGCACCTTTAATTAATGAAAATCAATATGGGTATTCTTTAAACAAGTTAGGTAGTAGATACGTGGGTGAATTAAAAGATGAAACGCTTTTAGAAGAAGCAGCAAAGTCTTTTGGTTTAAACCCTAAAAGTGAGATGTATAAACTACCAGCTAAATATGTTGGACCATATGCTGAGCAAGATGCAGCATTAACGTTAAAGCTCTGGGCTGTGTTAAAAGAATTAATAGTTAAAGAAAACGTAGAAAAGATATACGAGCTAGAAACTTCTTTAATACCTATCCTACTTGATATGCGATGGAAAGGCGTACCTGTTGATTTAGATAAAGCTGAAAAGATAGGTAAACAATTACAGCGTGAAGAAGAAAAAATACTAAAAAGTATTCACACCGACTATGGTGTAAGTCCCGACCTTTGGGCAGCAGCATCCGTGGCTACTGTATTTGATAGAGCTGGTCTTAGCTACCCTAGAACTCAAAAGACTAACGCTCCTAGTTTTACTTCAGCTTGGCTAGAAAGCCATGACCATAAGTTAGCTAAAGATATATCAAAAGCTAGACAACTTAATAAAGCTAGAACTACTTTTGTAGATAAGATGATACTAGAGCATAATGTCAAAGGTAGAATACATGGAGAGCTTCACCCTTTACGCAGTGACGGTGGTGGTACTGTGACTGGTAGATTTAGTAGTAGTAATCCTAACCTTCAGCAAGTTCCTGCACGTAACGATTACATAGGACCTCTTATTAGAAGTATATTTGTACCAGAAGAAAATATGCATTGGGGTGCTTTTGACTACTCTCAACAAGAGCCTAGACTTACAGTACACTATGCCATGAAGACTCAACAAGAAGGTGCAGAAGAAGCAGTAGATGCATATCGTAATAAAGATGCAGACTTTCATCAAGTTGTTGCAGATATGGCTAACATAAGTCGTAAAGAAGCTAAGATTATTAATCTAGGTTTAAGTTACGGAATGGGGAAAGACAAACTTATTAAACAACTCGATATATCTCCTGATGAAGCAGAAGTTCTATTTGATACTTTCCATAGTCGTGTTCCTTTTATTAAAGGCTTAAGAGATCAGTGTGCTAGGTTGGGCAGTAACCGTGGATTTATTACCACTGTGTTAGGGCGTAAGTGTAGATTTAATTTATACGAACCTCGTAATGAGTATGGCTCTTTACCTTTACCTTACAGCGAGGCTTTAGATAAGTACGGTCAAGATATTAAACGTTCCTACACGTACAAAGCTATGAATAGATTAATACAAGGCTCAGCAGCAGACATGACTAAGAAAGCTATGATAGAACTATATAAAGAAGGAATCTTAGCACATACTCAAGTTCATGACGAGCTTGATATCTCTGTAGATTCTAAAGAAACTTGTGAAAAAATTATGCAGATTATGGCTGACTGTGTACCTTTAGTTGTACCTAATAAAGTAGACGCAGAGATAGGTGTAAGTTGGGGAGAAGCCACATCAGATTATAAGGAGTATTTTAATGGCTAGTAAAAGAGACAAACAAAGAGCTAAGTACTTTGAGATATTTATGCTAACTCTTAATACAGATATGACGCTTGAAGAAATAGGTGTTAAATTTAAAATCACTAAGCAACGTGTTTGGCAGATTGTTAGGTTTAATCAGTTGGGAGCAGGAGATTACTTTAGAGGATACCGTGTATATACTGACTATTATAATGCTTTACTGAATGATACTAACCTTAGTAAAATAGAACGTAAGCAAAGACTTAGAGACTGGCTTAGACAGAATGATGTTAGATTAATTCGGAGTAAAGATGACTCAAAAATTACTGCATGAAACAACCTCTCTTCATGACTCTCCTTGTATAGGGCACTGCACTGTGACTCAGTGGGGTACTCGTACTTGTAAAGGGTGTGGTAGAACAGCTACAGAGATACGTGATTGGAACACTCTTAGTGAAACTGAGAAAAAATTGATCGTTGTCCGTTGCTGGGAAGATTACCTACCTCGACAGAAGAGGGAGATGTTAAAGAAAACTAACTAATTACTAGATTATCCTTTAATCATTAGTAGTTCTAAGTAAACTTATAAGTACCTAGTAAATAACTACTAGGCATTTATAGGAGAAATAATATGGCTCATAATATTGAGACTATGGCTTACGCTGGGGAAGTACCTTGGCATGGGCTAGGTGTTAAAGTCGCTGGCGACCTAACCCCTGAAGAGATGCTTAAACAAGCTAACCTAGATTGGTCAGTGAGTAAGCGTAATATATTCACATATAATAATGCCGACAGCGAAGTAGCTGACGATCTTATTATGTCTGATGATCACTATATGCTTGTCCGTGATAGTGATAATAGTATTCTTGGACCGTGTGGTAAGCGTTTTATACCTACTCAAAACTCGGATGCTTTTACATTCTTTAAAAAGTTTACCGACGCTGGTGATATGAATATGCACACTGCTGGTTCTTTACGTGGTGGTCGGCAAATATGGGGTCTAGCTGAAATCAATGACGGCTTTACCTTGCCTGGTGACGACAGAGTTGAAGGCTACTTACTAGTGTCCGTGTCCCATGAGTGGGGTAAGTCTAACGAGATTAGGTTTACAC